CCCACGAAACCCAGGCTGTGAGGCAGCTCGCTCTCGACGCACCTATGCAAGAGGATTGTATCCAAGTTTGGTTCGACCGTCACTCCCCATTGGTTCCGGATGACCAGCTTGTCGTACATGCCCGAGTTGTGGCCTGCTTTCATCTTCGCAGGGTTGGCGAAGAACTCGGAGAGGACCTCTCGGACACGCTTTTCCTCGTAGCGGTCATAGAACTTCGTGTGGCCGTCTTTTCCGAGGAACCCGGCGACCATCACGTTCTCGCCGTCTCCGATCCCGATGCACCGGATGCGAGCCGTCAGGCTTTCGATGCCGTCGGTCTCGATGTCGTAGGTGTACATGTCCTTCTTGGAGAGGAACGCAGCCAGCTCGTCCGCAGAGGGGTGGTAGGTGATGTTCGGCGGAACCCATTCCGTCTCCCCTCGGAACCACTGACCTGCCTTGTGGATGTCGTTTCGGAATACATGGGACCACCTCGGAACGGCCAGCACGAAGCTCGGAGAGAGGGTCGGCATGATGACTCTGCCGGGCGTCCTGTCTGTCGGCTCCAAGGTCGTCACGCCTCCGCGTACAGACATCAGGCTTGCCCCCATCCCCGTGACGGATCGGTAGGCATAGGTCCCCATCGTAATGACCTTATCGAAGTTCTCAAGCTCTTTTTGGAGACGAGGAGCACAGCAGTCGATGGGGCTGTTGATGCGGTCAGGCGACCCTGTAGGGATCGGCTCTCCGGCCTTTTGGGCGTCCTGGACTTTCTTCTGCCAGGCCTTCTCCTGCTTCCGGTTGTACCGAGAAATCTTGTCCAGGAAGTCCTTGAGCCTCTTGCCTGGAGGGTTGCACAGAATGACAGTTGTCACATGGAGGTCTCGGCGCTTGAGACGAGCTTGTCGGAGGGCGCGGTCCAACTCCATGCCGTTCGCCCCCACGAAAGGCCGTCCCTGGGACTCTTCTGCCTCTGAGGGAGCCTCACCGACCACAGCGACGGCCTTCCCCGCCGCGATCTGAGAAGGCCCGACATTCTGCTCGGGCGGGACCACCGTACTCCCGTTCAGCGGACAGAGATCACACTTCGCCCCGCAAGCTCTCGGATCGTAGAGAACGCTGCTCACTCTTTCTCTCCTTTGGTTTCCTCTCCTGTGTTCTTCCACGGCGAGTGTGTTCCCGACACGAGACACATCGAAGGTGGCGGCCAAGGCCCCTCCCAGGCTCGTCCGTTGAAGTAGACCAGCTTTTCCTCAACGCAGATGAGGACCTTGGTCACCAGCATCTCATCGCCCGAGTCGTTTTGCCAGACTTGACCGCATCGCGGCTCGGGGCACTCGATCGGATGCGTTTTATCGTACTCCGCCATGACCACTTCGGCGTCCGAGCCATACGCGAACACGCCATGAGGATGTATCCACCCCACAGACTTCGAAGGGAGGAAGCCCCCAAGAGCCTCCTCCCTTTCGTGCCGTCGCCACCAAGGCCTTTCCGGATGGGCCTTGGGGTGTCCGGGATGACCGCGCCAGCTGCTCAAGTGAGGCTCCGCTGCATCATGTCGATGATCTGCCTCACCTTCATGAGGGATGCCGCCTTTTCCTCGGGCTCGGAGGTCGGATTGACCGCCGTCTCCATGAGATCGACCAGCATGACCAATCCCCTCAGACCGTTGTAGAGGGACTTGTCCATGCTCTCGATGCGGGCCTGCATCTCCTCCATCTCGGTCCTTTCCCGGCTCACGGGAGCCTCAGGGTTCTCGACTTCAACCTTCTCCGCGTCGTTGACCTCTGCTTCCATCTTTCACCTCTACTTGGGGACGACTAGACGAGACTTCGGGGCTGACTGGACGGGTTGAACCGCCTTCGGCTGCTCGGCATCAATGAGCTCTTGGGCACTATCCATCGCCTCAGAGAGCATGGACTCTTTCTTCTCGTCCTCGGCATCTTTGGCCTCGGTCAGCTTGATCAGCACCGCGCGATACTTCTCCAGGGTCGCCGTGAGACGCAAGAGATGCTTGACAGGAACCGCAGCAGGAACTTCCCCAGGGATGCCCTGCTTGAGCATTTCAGTAGAACCTGCAACGAGCTCCTCGATCTCCAGCTTGGAGAAGACAGGAACCTCGCTCAGACTTTTCGGTGAACCAATGATCATCTTCACACCTACAAGAAGGCCCTCGGCTAACGACGTAACCGAGGGCCGTGGTTTAGTCGGAGAGACTAGAGGCCGAGCTTGGAGAGCACGTCAGCCTTGGTGGTCGTGTTGCCGCTGAGGCTCGAGGGAGCGACCGAGGGAGCCTCGGTCATCTTCTTCTCACCCTCGATCTTCTCACGAGCCATGAACATCTGGTTCTGCTGGCTCCACTCGGCCGGAGCGAGGAAGTCGATCTTCTCGTAGCCGTTCTCCGTCTCGCTCTTGGGGACGAAGTGGATGTGAGCCTCGCGATCGACGTAGGTGGTGCGGTCGATGTTGATGGAGCCCGCATCGAGCTGAGCGGGAGTGTAGCCCACCGACTCGGAGAGTCCGCGCCAGTAGTAACGAACGTTGTCGCGGTCATCCTTCGGGAGGCCGAGACCCGTGGTCCGAACGACACCCGCAAAAGGCCCCTCGGTCACGGTCAGCTTGATGATGACGCGGTTGGAGTTGCGCTCGTGATTGATGTACATATCGGAGACCGCAGCCTTGTAGTACCCCTCGGGGAGCTCCAAGTTCTTGTTCCCGCCAGCCGGTGCATTGATGCCCGAGACGTTGAGGGTAGCGGACCAATCGCGATCGAGGTTGATTTCTTCGTTAGCCATGGTAGTGATCACCTGTGCTTGGTGTTGTCGAAGGTAGGGTTATCCCAGCAGCGAGCCCGACCCGAGGTCGATAAAGTTCGTCGCGTGCTTCTGCAAATCGCGCCGGATGATAGCCCTGTCAAAAGCGTCCCTCACTGTCCAACGGGCAAAGACCGAAGGGAGGTCAGACGCAAGGAGAGAAGAGAATACGTCGTTGAGCAAAGGCCCATCGTTCTTGAGATCACCAGTGAGAGACTGAGAGATAGTCTCCACTTTTTCCTCGTCCACCATAGAGTGACGAGAGACGTTTCGGCCCGAGGCACGGAGGATTTCTCCGAGGTTCATTGGGCACGGGTCACAAACAGAAACTACGTTGAAGCGGTCCTTCATGACGAAGGACGGGTCGGGTGTACAGCGGTACACCGTAGGCCAAGGCTTGCTTCGGGGTTCCTGGACAGCGCGAAGAACAACGTCACAGAGAGCAGGGATCTGCTCGGGCAGCTTCCCAGAAAGCTGGGGACCACCCCGGACGAGAGAACCGTTCTCCTTCCTCTTGGGAGCTTGCTCCCATGCGTTGAGGACGACGTTGATCCCGGCATAGCGGCTCTTGTCCCGGAAGTCGAGGGCCACGTCCCTCATCTTTCCCCACAGGGCGAAACCCTTGTACTTGCCACTGTTCTCCAAGCGGGAGAACGTCTGCTCCGCCATGAACGAGAAGTCGTCAATGACCACCGTGTCGAACTTATCCGTCTGTCCGAGGGACTCAATAAGCTCGGTGGCCTCCATGATGGTCGCAACATGGACACTCTTTGGAGTGTACCCACAAGTGCTAACAATACTGCTTAGCGATCCCGGAGCCGCGAGAAACAGCGCATTAGGGAAACTGTAACCTTGGTCCGTCGTCTTGCCGATGCCGCTAGGGCCGTACGTCAAGACCACGAAGGTCTCTTGCTCGGACATCAAACGCCTCTCTTCTCTGTGCCACCGGAGAATAGCCCAGTCGTGACAGCTGTCAAACGCGGCGGGCAAAAAAGTTTGGATCTCAAGGATGTAGCACTGTTACCAGGTAGGGTAGCTGCACTCCTCCACGATCCACGGTAGGGTTCCACCATGTCCATCCCCCAGCGCACACAGCTCGTACCTCTCCCGCCCTGCATCAAGAGCTCTTACCCGATTGGCTCGCCTCGGAGCAAGCTGCTCGCGGTGGCGTCTCTGCCCAACGGGGCCGACCTCGTGCCTCCTGACGTGAGGGACGCGATCGTGGCCCTGCACGAAGCCGTCTCGATTGACCAGGGCGACTTCCGGGTGACGGACTGCCGACGTGACGTGCCGCAACAGGCAGCCGCTCGAAAGAAGTACGAGAACTGGCTCGCGGCCGGGAAGCCAGCCAAGGGGTCTCCTGGCTACAAGAAGTCCTCGATGAAGCCCGACTTCGTGAGCAAGCCTGGTTTCTCCTGGCACAACGCAGGCCGGGCCGTAGACCTCGATCTGGGCAACCTCAATTTTGTCGGCGTGCCCGCCGATCTTCAACTCGACAAGCTTTGGGTTCTCGCGAAGAAGATTGGGTGGCGTCCGGTCATCAAGGCCCCCGACGAGGGAGCCAGTGAGGCTTGGCACTTCGACTGCATGGGGGAGTGGGAGCCTGTCTACGACCGTCTTGGGTACAAGGACGCCGCCATGTGCGCCTGCCTCGACATTGGCGTTGCCGCTTACGGACGGGACAAGGAACGACTCATCCAAGCTCAACTTCAGCGCGCCGGGTACGACATCGGAGAAATTGACGGCTGGATTGGTGCACGAACACATCGGGGCATTGAGCAGGCGGGACTGGAGCTCAAGCAGGTGCTTGCCGATCCCTCCCTCCTGTTCGTTCTGCCTTCCTCTCGGAAAGTCAAGATGATCCCGTAGGGGTCAGTTGTTGAACTTCCCGATCGTGAAGTTGCCTGCCGTTTTGTAATCCTTCCCGAAGCGGCACTGGTCCATGAACTCACACGCCCCATAGCGATGGAAGCAGGTCAACTCGTTCATCGCCTTGGGCCACTGGTCGTGAGGCCGACCTTCTTGCTGTAGACGCTCGATAGACTCCTCCAAGTCCACGACCGTCTGCTCAAAGTTTTGCTCCAAGAACGGAGAGCGGGGAAGCGTAAGCCTCTCGAACTTGGGGCTGTCTCCGTGCTGGATCAGGTTGAGGACCATCCCAGCGAACCGATCTCCGTAAACCTCTCGGGCCATGTGAGCATAGCCGATAAGCTGTCCCGAGACCCCGTAGTACTGCTTGTGCTTGCTTGTAAGCCGGCTCGTCGTCTTGTGGTCCACGACGTACACCCTGCCCGCCAAGTCCTCGTAGATGAGGTCAGCACGTCCCGTGAGGCGGTACTTCCCTGCAATCCTGCTGTCGAACAACTCCTCCACAGCCAGGATCTTCATGCTCTGTTCTTCGATCTTGCCGTTATAGCATCGGGCGTAGGCGTCGAAGGTTTGAAGGACAGGATCAATGTATTCAGTATTGTCCTCCAGCTTCGCGATCAACTCGACAGCTTCGTGCGGGCTGCACCAAGAGTTGGGATCATCTCCTTCGGTCTGGCGAGCCCGCATGATCGCGTAGTGCTGAGCCAGCGCGAGGTGGATCAGCGAACCCTTGACCAGCGCAGGAGACTTCTTGAGGGCGTCTGGCTCCCCCTCCTTGGCAGGAGACTCGTACTTCCACGCGTACTTCTGGAGGCACTCCGCTGCCTGCTGAAGACGGTGCCACCCCCTCGGAGACGGACCCGTGTAGATGATCTTCTTGTCGTCTTCAGTCGTCATCGCTTTCCCTCTCGCCGTTGTCATACCGGGCCAGACCGAGCCCGGCAACAAGAGCAGACTACTTCACCTCGGTACCAAAAAGTGTCCAGGGAGCCGCACTGATCGCAGTATTTCCCGAAGGGCAGCTTGGCCTGTTCCCACATTACCGTTTGGTCCTTCTTCCTCCCGAGGTGCGGACCGTGGTGCCCTGGGTGCAGCGAGCAGGGATAGCCCAGCGGAGAAATCATACCGCATCTAGACGAAGGGGATTTCGACACAGCTGTCTCCTAGTCGAAATCGAGGTCAGACAAGATCGAGTTCACGAAGTCCTCATCTGACTCGTTCTCATCAATGCCCGCGAGAACGCTTTGAGCCGAGGCCAACTCACTGTCCTTGGCGATCTTCTCCACCGCAGGCAGCTTGTCAATGAGGATGGACGCGATGTGCTCGTCCACTGTTCCCTCGGCAATCACGTAGTAGATGACAACGGGTCGCTTCATCCCGAGGCGTGAGAAACGGCCCTCCCACTGCCTCAGTTGTCCCGGAGTGTACGGCAACATCACAAAAAAGGCGGCGTCCGTGTCATGGATGTTGAGAGACTCTCCGAACGCGTGCCCTGTGCCGACGAGAACACAGGGGCCGGGATGAGCCATGTACTCGTCGATGATCTCCTGTCTCCGGGTTGTGCTCTGTTCACCGTGAGCAACCCAGATGGTTGCGTTGGTCTTCTTGAGCTTCTTCCGGACGTCATCACCGAGGAGATCACAATCCCTCTTTCGCCCGGTGAAGACGACGACCTTGTGCTTGCTGTTCACGTGGTCCGTTATCATATCGAGAACAGCTTTTCTCTTTCGAGAAGCCGACTCAGCCAGCTTAGCCTCAATGACTCCCATCGCTCCGCTGCGTCTGCGCGCCTCTCGGATCTCTTTCGCGAAGCCAGCGGAAGAACGACACTGGTCCTCTGGGGCGATATATACCGATTGACGCCTCTTTGGCGGGAGTTCTGCGTGAGTCTGCTCACTCGTAAGGATGTGAGCGATGCCCTTGATCCTCTCGTTCAGTTCTTCGAGGTTCGATGATCCCGTGGTGTCGAACCCGCCGTAGGTACCGGGCTTCCTGTCGCAGTAGCGGTCAAAGAAAGCCGTCGCGTTACCCCAGGCATTCGGCTCGGAGAGATCCAGCTGCGCCCAAAGGTCTCGAACCCGGTCCGAAACAGGAGTCGCGGTTGTACAGATTCGCTTGCCCGAAGCCCGGGCAAGGGTCGCTGCAGCAGCCGCCGTGTTCATGACCGGCACGAACATCTTTCTGCCGTCATCTGTGTCCTTGATGAAGCCTTTCTTCGATCTCGCGTCTCGGGTTTCCTCGCGGAGACGCTCGATGGCTTCTTCCTCGTCGTCCGGTAGATCGGGAAGGTGAACGACCTCGTACCGCTTGTTCCCTTTGCCTCTGTGACTCTCGTCGTAGATCACTGCACCCGGCGACAGCCTGGTCAAGAGATCGAGGTTGGCGGTCAAGGCCTCCCATCCGACAACCACGAAAGCACGATGCTCGATTTCCCGGAGGTAGTCCTTGATCGTCTTGGGCGGGTCGATCCCCAGCTTGTCCTGGTGCTCCTTCCAGAGCTTGCCCATCTTCTTCGTTGAGAGCCCTTGACCTTTGTGCCGAGAACGAAACTGGTTCCAAGTTTCCCCTTGGACCGTGATCTGGCTTTGAAGCTGCGACTCAGGCCTCACGACGTAAGCTCTGACGTTCAGAAACCGTTCGATCTCACGGGCGTACTGGATGCGAGAAGCCGCACGAGTGACGACAACAACAGGCCCCTCGGTAGAGAGCGCCGTCACGATGCCGCTCAAGGTTTTTCCAGAACCCGTCGTGTGCCAGAAGTGCACCCCCTCAAGGTTCCACCCGAACGTGATGGCGTCTTTTTGATAGTCCGTCAGGAACCCATCAAGAACCCAATCTCGGATCTCCCCTTTCTCGCGAAGCTCGGCCTCGATCTCCTCCCACGAGATCTTCTCGCTGGGCTCTTTGAGCCACGCGGCGGCCGCGACAGAGACACCGGGATAGCGACCCATGTGTTCGTTCACGACCCTCAGGGCGTTGAAGGGGACGTGAAACATGCCCTTTTTCAGCTTGACCCCGCTAATCTTCTGCACGAAGTCATGGAAGGCATGAAGGTAGGCCTCCTGCCCTTCTTCGGCCTGGAACACAAGCCTCGCGTGCGGTGCCATCACGGTCCACTGGTTCACGCTCGCTCCTTGTCAGATGTCAACTCACGAACCCTATGGCAGTCCTTCAGGGAACGCAAGGGGAGAAGCAGGCCTGTTTGCAGCGGCTCGCCGCCTAGCGGCGTCCGACGGCCTCAAATCGCCTGATCTCGCTGTCAACGAGCTTGAGGCTCTCTTGCAACTGACGCTTCATGTTCTTCAGCGCATCCAGTCGATAAGCCACATCTTTGATGGCTTTCGTGGCGACAGAGTCACCTTTTGCCAGGGGCCGACTTTCCTGCAAGGACAGGAGCGTGTCTACGGCTTTGACCAAGCCGTCTTTCTGTCGGACAGTATCGTAGAAAACGCTAAGAGGTTCTCCCGACTTATCCAGCGGGATGTAGAGGATAGGCAGGGCAGAGTTGATCAGGTTCAAACCCATGCCTGTGTCCGAGGACTTCCTGCCTCCCAACCCCTCGGGTTTCCGGACGGTGAAGAAGTCTCTGTGCACGAACGAAGGTCTACCGTAAGCCTCTCCGCTCGTCCTCAGGTA